TTGAGTTTCTGGTTCAATCATTATGAAATCATTCCACGTTGTCTTAACCTTATTTGTTGTTCTTCTGGAGATAATAAGGCCATCTCTGTTGATGTCAATCCCCCATTATTTGGCACATTAGATATATTAGCTTGAGCTGTTTGTATTACTGCTGGGTTAGGCATAGCTGAAGTCACTGCACTTGGTAAAGGTGGTGTTACTATACCTGCGTCAGAAAACATATCATCTGTTATATAATCTGTAATATCAATATCAAATTGATCTTCAAAAGATAGGTCCCTTAGATCATCTCTAATATCTAACAGTATATCTTCTACTTCTTCAAATGGATTTTCTTCTCCAATCCTTTCTGCTATTTCTTCAAATTCTTTTCTAATACTTTTAGATGGATAGTAAGGATCAAATCTATCATTAGTTAGATCTCTGTAATCTCCTCTTAATTGTCTTTCTTTAAACTCTTTAAATATATCGTCTTCATCTGCACCTAGTATGTCTGCAGCTTCAAGATTTTTTAACATGTTTTTTTGTACATTAAATCTTGCTTCGTTTGCTTTAATAAATTTATCAATAACTTCTACAGGAGTTACAGGTCCTCCAGCTAATAATGAATCCGCACCACCTGTAAATAAACCTCTAGCTTCTCTAAGTCCTCTTTGATATTGAGCAATCTTAAATCCCATTGCTCTAACAGGATCTAACTTAACAGCTCTGTATCCAGCAAAACCTAAAAGCTCATCAGGTAATTCAAAGAACTCACCACGCTTTGATGGTTTATCCATAGCTGCTTGATATAATCTTGTTAGCTGTGGGTATGAAAAAGGTAGCATTGATTCTGCAAGATGGTCAATACCAATTTTAATTTTGTCACCAGCTGGAGTATTATCATTCCATAATGCTCTACCATCATCTGTTACTCCATTTCTTAATGTTAAATCCACTAATGCTTCTGTGTAAATAGATTCAGATATAAATGGTGATGCAAGCTCACCAGCAGACTGAGCCATACCTTCTAATAAACCTCGCATTAAAACTTCATCATCTTCAATTCCATTTTGAATATTATTTAATAAAGTTTGTAATGGTCTAATAGCTATGTCGTATGCATTACCATGACTAAAGTCTATGTATTTTAATTCGCCTGTTTCTTCATCTCTAATAGGGAGAATAGTTGAGTTCTCTGACCATTTAGGTAAATATCTTTTAATAGCTTCAAGTTCTTCGTTGGTAACATCGTATAAAGATTGGAAACCTTTTTGTATTCCATAAGGCGCTGCAGCTAATACAGTTGTCATACCTAGTAATCTTTTAATACCAATGCTTCTTAATGCTGGATCTTTTATTTCTCTAATAGCTCTTTGACCAATATTAGTTGTTGTTCTTAATATCTCAGATGGGAAAGACATAAAGGTACCGAGAGGTAGACGTCTTAATGCTCTAACAGTATCTGATACATAAGCATAGTTTGGAACAGTATTTCTTACAATGTCAGCTGCTTCATTGTCTAACATTTCTTCTGTAAAGTCTCTCCCAGCTCTAATGTAGGCATTTTTTAATCTATATCTTTCAACAGCATAGTTAGCTATCTTAAACATATCGTCCTCAGCTGTATATAAATCTTCTGCACCTTTCATAAAAGCTTTAGCACCACGTCCAGTTGCTCCTATAAGTTTTCTACCCATAGACTCTAATGGTTTTTCTAAATTTAAATTACCACCATAACCTATGTCTCCTAATATATTTCTAAAATCATTTACGTTTGTTTGTGAGTTAACAACACCTAATCTTAAAAACTTTCTGTAGGCCTGTTCAAATTCTTGTTTATTGTATTTGTATGGTGTATATTTGGATGCAATCGTTTTAAGACCTGTACCTATATCTGTTGTTTTTAATGCTTCATTAAATGCTTTAGCAACTACTGCAGGGTTTTCAAAAAATATACCATTGGCTGCAGAAAATCCTGTTGCAGAAAATATATTTCTAAAGTGAGTTACCGGTGCAAGAATTGTTTTAGCTACCTGTGATGCAGCTTTTGGAAATAAAATTAAGTTACGGTATCCCCATGTTGCTAGTTTCTCGACGCCTGTTGCATCTTTTCTTGGTTCAAATAAAAATTTTAAAATCTTACCACTCTCAGATAATCCATCTGCAATAGCTCTTGATGTATATTTACCAGCTAAAGGATTAACAGCATAGTCATCTTTAAATGCGTTGGCTACGTAATCATCTAGTTTAACAATTTCTTGATTAGGTAATGCATTCTCTGCTGCATTTCTAGTTCCAAAGAAAAATCCTTTGGTCCCTGCTGCAACAGTTCCTCCAGCTTGTTCTATTTCTTTTACAGCTTGTTTTCTAAAATAATCTTGATCATCTAATCTTTGAAACATTTGATTTTTTCTAGCAACAGTAGATAGTCTTGTCATACCATTATATAATGAAAATCTAGGATCTGCCATTGCACCAAAAAATTCTCTAAATATTTTACTACCTTTACCAATAGGTTCTATGACATCACCTTTTCTACCCGCACCTCTTAATGCAGAGGCTCTTCTTTTACCTGTTAATACTTTACCTTCAGCATCTTTTACTAATACTTGTTTAAAAAATTTTTTAGTTAAACCATCATCATTTTCTGCAGTCTTAGATGTGTATTTAAAAAATGGTAATTGATTTGGTTTCTTAGCTGCTAGTGCAGTATCTATTAATCTATTTAATTGTTCATCTACTTGGTTAATACTTTCAAAAGGTTTACCAGATCTAGCTGCGTATCTTACAAATAAATCTCTAGCATTTTTATAAGCTTCACTGGTTGGCGTGTATCTAACAAATGGTAATAAAGGTTTGTCTTCAAAAACTCTGTAAGTACCACCTAAATAATCTTTTACCCTTTGGCCCATAATTGATTTTAAAGGTGTAACATTTGACATGTCACCGCCTAACTTAGTGGCTGTTGAAATAAGAGTAGTAAAAGCATTTCTTGCTTTACCTAATGTACCAAACAATTCATTGATCTCTGGTTTTTTTAATCCTTTTATTTTTAATTTTTCTGTAAGATCAATTACTACATCATCCTTAATACCTTTAGTTAAATCACCAGAAAACATAGCATCGTTAATAGTTTCTAATATTTCTGATTTTTCTTTACCAGTAGATTGATTAAAAATAGTTTTTATAGCTGGAAACATTTTATTTAATGGCTTATCTATTTCTTTAACAAGTTTCATAGCTTCATTAGTATCAGCCATAGTAGCTCCTTTTTCAGCCATCTTTTCTTCAAATATTTTTTGTGGTTTAGCACCTCTTGCTCTTACTGCACTAAATACACTATTAAAAAACCTACTTAATTTTGAATTACTAAACTCAATATTTTTACCTGTAGTGGCAGCTTCTTTAATTCCTCTACCTACACCATAAATAATAGGTGTAATAAACAAAGACTCACCACCAAACTTAACTCTGTTTAATAACTTTCTACCAGCATCTTTTGATGGGTCAGCTAAAGCTTCATCATCTAAATCTGTTGGTCCTCCTAATACATCTCCAATACTTCCTATATCTTCAACGTTTGCTACTAGCGTTTCCCCCGCTGCTCCGCCACTAACTGCGGCTGCAAATCTTAATTTTTTAGCTGACTTATTTAAATCATCTGCTTTGGTTGCACCTTTAATTAAATCTGGTCTTTTAAGATCTAAATACTTGTTAGCTTTTTTACCTGACAAAGCTTTAGTTGCCATCCTACGTGCAACGTTAAAACCAATAGCTCCCGGTACACCAATCTGCACTAACGCTTCAACTAATCTACCTGCTGCTTTTTCTTGTGCAATCTCTTCGAATGGATTGATCTTATCAAAAAATACTTCAACGTCTGCTGCAAGATTTGTATCTGCACCTAAATCAATTAGCTCTGCTCCTAATGAAACCACACCTTCAGGTACTTTTATTATACCTGATGCTACACCTGCTAGTGCTGCACTAAAAGCATTTCTTTCATTACCTAATTCCTCATCACCTAAACCCATGAAGCCTTCTGGATCGAAATCTGTATCGTATGCCATTTAGCCTCCTAGTTTGGTATTAACTCTTCAAATGAAATATTAGATTGTTCTATAAATGGAGCTCCGTTTTCATTAACGCCAACTCTAGTGTAAGTATCTGTTATATCATCGTAGTAAACCCCAGCGTTTACATCTCTTCTAAGATTACCTTTTCGATATAATTTTTTAGCTCTTGGTAATTGGATATTTACATTAGCAGCTTTTAATTTGTCATAATCATTTAATTCAAAGTTTGATCTATTTTTAGCGGTAGGCATATCTTTCATGTCTCCATTTTTAACCATTAACTCTGCATAATTAAATATTTTTTCTTTTGGTGAATCTGTTTTTAAAAATGGTTGTTTAGAATAAGTAGACTCAATAAACTCGCCCATTTTAGTTTCTACTCTAGCTGCATATTCTTCAGAAGTTTCACCTTCTAATTGTGGTCCTACAGATAGTTTAGCTTGTGCTCTTACTTTTTTAAGATCATCAACACCTAATGTGTCGATAGCCTTGGCTCTTAATGCAAGGTTTTCACTTCTTTCTGTTCTTTTGTTTTTAATTAAATCTTGTAGCGGTTCTTTAGCTGCAGCACCTGTTGTAGATAATAAACCTGTTAGTCCTTTACCTGTAGGTCTTTGAGCTAATAAGTTAGGTCCAAACTGTAGTAAAAAATCTGTAACAGGATCAGAACTCATATCTTGTCCACCACCTCTAACTAAAGAAATGTAATCTTTAATGTCTTGTTCTCCTACATTAAGTTTAGGAGTACCATTTGAATAATTACCTCTGTCTACAATACCAGTCATAACGCCTGTACCAACGTTACCACCTTTTCTAAACATAGGTCTTCTTAAAGTTTTCATTAATCTTTACCTAACCCAAAACCTCTATAGATACCTGCAAGCGTTGCTCCAGTTCCTAATGCTGTTTGAGCTAGACTAGGTGACGGTGAAATCTGTTGTTGAGTCTGACCTGGATATCCAGCTATCAAACCAGTGATACCTGCACCTAATGTTTGTGCTGCTTGTAAAGGTTGTTGTGATTGTGCTTGTGCTAATTGTTGATTAGCAGATAACTGTGCTTGTGCTAATGCTTGATTTTGTGCACCAAGAGTTGATAAAGCTCCAACATCTTGACCTAAGAATCCTTGTTGTGCACTACCTAAATTTAATTGATTAGCCAAATTCTGTTGTGCTAAAGCTTGTGCTTGACCAAATCCTTGACCTAATAATTGTGCTTGTAATGCTGCTCGGTTCCTGTCGCTTGAAGCTTGATACTCTGATCTCATTACACCTTCACGACCACCACCAAGAACACCAGCGCCTACAGCTTGAGCTGCAATACCAGGAATTCCTTTTGCTGATTGTATATCAAATTCTTTTAACGTTGTATCAATTATGTCTTGTTGATATGGAGACATAAATTGTTGGTAAGCTGTTGGCCCTGTAGAAGCTGCAGCAGAAGTTAAAAAGGGTTTATAAGCACCAATACCTTGTTGAGCTAAAGCTTGTGCATCTTGTTGTAATTGATCTTGTCCAGCTATAAATTGTGAACCAAATATTTTAGAAAGGTCTTGACCTTTATAGTCACCTACAGCTTTAGTTAACATATCTAAATATGGTTTAGCCGCTGCTTCAATAAATGGAGCTGGTAAAATTTGTTGTTGTACTACTTCAGCCATTATACTACCTTCGATTCTAGTTGTTTCATAGTGTCATACATAATTTGAGCACCTTTATCTACACTACCACCACCTGCTGCTCTTACAGCATCGGCAGTGAATACAAATTCATTGTTTGATAACATTGCAGGAATGTCATCCGCTTTTTCTTTTACACCAACTGGTGCAATAAATCCACCTGTTTCTCTAAGGTCTAATTCTTTGATACCTTTAGGATTAACATTAATTGGTAGACCTTCGATACCTGCAGCCATCTCTACTTTATCTTCTGTACCCATGGCATAACCTATTCTACCACCATCTTTAGCTCCTTTTTTGCCTGCTAAAAAATTATCTATTGCATCTTGATCTATTCTAAATAGTTGTTGATCACTATTTTTTAATTTAAATTCTTTAACTGCACCAGGTATAATTTTTTCTAATTCTCTTAAAGATTCAGGGGTAGGATTTTTTTTAGCTTTTTCAATTAAACCCATAATACCAGACTGTTTCGGTTCTTCAGGTTTTTCAGGTCCCGGTCCTATAGGAAACTCAGGGGTACCGCTTTCAAAACCTATTCTACCACCATCTGCATAACCACCTTGACCTGATGTATATTCAGAAGTATCTCTAGCTACATTTTCCGCTATCTCATCTGCTGTGTATCCTAAATTAGAATAGTAAGATGATAAGTATTTTCTTAAAGATCCTACATCTCTAGTTATAACTTCTTGTTCTTCTTGATCCTCTTGTGCTAAAGCAGCTAGCCCACCACTTAATACACTTGCTATACCAGCTTGTGCTAAAAATTTTTTAGGACCCTCTAAATTTTTATATCCTTCAACAGCATTAGAAAACATTGGAGGTAAACCAAATTTACCTTCAGTTAAACCTAAACCAAAGAAAGGTTTACTATTAAATAACATAGGTGCAAAGTTTAAAGCAGCTGCGGCTAACAAAGGATTATCTTTAACCCCTTTGACTACACCTTTAACGGCTTTCTTAACGCCTTTTACTAGACTTCCTAATCCGTATAATTGTCTGGGTTCTTGCATTCTTGATATTGCCATAATTTAAATATATTTATAGTGTTGAGCAGGCATAGATATCCTGAAAATACTACACTTTATTTGATTTTTGTATCTTCGTCAAGCGGTTTGGCATGCTTTGCAGGACGTGTACCTTGATATAAATCATCAAAGAAACGACCACGATATAAGAACTCTCCAACGTGCGTAATAGTATCCATTACATATATATGAACTTTACCACCCATATCTGTCCATTTTTGACAGAAACCAAAGTCTTCTCCAAAGTATCTTTTAGTTTTAAGATCATGCCATGTGTCAAACAAATTATAAAAATTATCTTTTTTTTCTTCTTTACCATTAATATAGGTAGGTTGATATATCTCTAATTCAGGGTGATTCTTAATCATATCTTTAATAACATGTCTTTTAATTAACATACATCCAGTAGGCGCATGAGTTACTTCTATAATACCTTTATCAGCTATAATGTTATATTGATCTTCTACTTTAATTGGATAAGTAAAACCTGCTCTTGACATGTCTTCTGCAGAAGTAATAGCGTCTTCTTTATTATTAACTCTTCTCCATACTTTATTCCAATCCATCATCTTCATTGGATAAGGACATGCAATAACATCTTTTTCAGCTTTTAACATTTTTTCAATAGTAGAAAAACTAAAGTCAATATCGGAGTCTATAAATAGTAAATGTGTATATTTATCTTTATGATTCAAAAATTCTGCTACACTTAAATTTCTACCTTGTGTAACTAAAGAAGATTTTAATAAAGTAAAACTAACTAATATATTTCTTTGTAAACATTCTTGTTGAAATTTTAAAACAGCTTGACAATAATGCATAGTTACATCGCTATGACAAGGAGTACAAACCATTATTCTATAAGGAGATCTTCCTCCTTCACCACCAACATTTATTTCAATCACGTTACTATCTCCTTCAACTTTATTAGTTTTTACAGTTTGATAGGTATCATTACTAGCCTCTGTTTTTTTATCTTCTTCAAACCAGATAGGTGTATTACTTAGTCTTGGCACTAATTGCTCCTGTCAAAAATCTTGTCCATGATGTACCTATTTTATTCCAATTGTAATAAGAATTGACATAATCAGACTGAGTTTCTAAATGTTTATGTATAGTTTCTTGATGTAATATATTTGCTGAAGCTTCTATTGCAGAAGCAAATTTCATTGATAACCTTCTTAAATTATTATCAAAAGGTATGTACATAGGAAACTCAGCACCTGTTTCAAACAAAGCACCAAGATTAGTTGTAACACAATATAATCCACCAGCCATACACTCTAATAAAGATATACAAGATGTTTCTTCAAAAATACTTGGATACGCATACATATTATATTTATGCATATTACTTTTTATAAAACTATTTGGTTTATACCCTATGTAATTTACATTAGGTAGTTGTCTTGCTTGTTCATATAGTTCTGTATATTCATGATCATTTTGATCAAAGAATTGTTTTCCATATACTTCAGTTGATGAATATACATCTAAAGTAATTAATGGATTCTTAACTAATTGCATTGCACCTAATAAAACAGATAGTCCTCTCCAAGGTGTGTTTTGATGAATTATTCTTATAGGGTCACCTTCTTTATAAGGTTTTGCTTTTTGTATTTTATCCACACCATTTTTAATTACCAAACATTTTTCTGCAGGTAAACCAAACATCATTCTAAATTTTTCAAACGTCCAATGAGAATTAAATACATACCAGTCATACTTGTGATGATTAGATTTTTCTTGAAACCAAGGAGCTAAGTTAGGTTGGTCATATGAATTTTTTTGCCAAAGTATATTTACTTTGTTTGGATGTAACGGAATTTTTTCTGGTACAGAAGTTGTAATCTGTACTTGATCTAATAATTTTTTATCAACATATTCTTCTAAATAGTTGAATTGTAATTCTGTTCCACCCTTAGGGTTTTGGTTTCTTATTATCATTATTCATTACTTTCTGGAATACATCTAAACCTTTTGGTGATACTTGCACTGTTACATCAGTAACAATATCAGGGCCTTCCATTTTTTCTTTAGAAGTTTCACCTGTCTTTGTATTTCTATAAATTGTTATAGTTGTACAATCGATCTTATGTATATTATCCGTTTTCATTCTCTCTGTTTATAAGCGCATAACTAACTACTACTTCAAGTTTGTCAGCTGTTTCTGCTTGAACTTTTATAGCATCTCCTGCTTCTAAATTCAACCCCTGTTCCGCGGCATTAACCGTGCTTGAAGCGGGTATATCCTTTCTAAAAAATTCTACATTTGTACTAGCAGATGAATCTTTTACATCGCAATTAACTAATACAGCTCCTGTGCTATTGTTAGATACATATACAGATTTTATAATAGCTACAGCTGATGTTGCTATAGTTAAAACAGTTGTCATAGCTGTGCCGTCTAATATCTTAGATGCATTTTTATATTGTATACTCATGATAAAAAGTAATTAAAAGCGTCTTGTTCGTTTTTTAAATCTTGTTGAAAAGAAAAATTAAGTTGTTGTTTCATTGTATTTAAAGACTCCATAATCTGTCTTTGATTATCTACATCATAATCTTCTTTTGGTTCAGGTATATAATTAGTTATTTTAGCCATGTAAAGCTTTACCTCTTGCGCTTGAACTAAAACCAGATGATCTAGATGATTTAGGTGCACTATTTGTTCGACTAATTATTTGACCTCTGCCTTTATCTTGATTAGTTGCTCTAGCTGATTTTCTCATATCAATTTGTTTTCGAAGAGCTCTAGCTTCTCTCATTGTTTTAGCTGCTGCTCTATCTCTTGCGTCTCTACCACCATAACTTCTAGCATCAAAATAATCAGCTAATGTTTTTGATTTAGCAAAATCTGTATTACGTAGTCTTTGGTTCAAAGCTTTAATTCCTTGTAATGGGCCTTTATTACCCATAAAGAAATTTGAACCAGGTATTGCAAGACCTACAAGTGTTTTAAACAATTTTGCTAGGCCACCTTCTTGAGATTCTTTTACTTGATTAATGTATTCTTGACTTTGCTCATCGTTAGTTACTTCATCTATTATACTCATGTCACTTACACCTTTAAATCTATCCATATCTAATGGTGCTTGTTTCATGATGCCTAGTGGAGCAATAGTGTTTCCAAATCTGTTTAGATTAGGGGGTAATACACTTCCAGCCATAATCTCGTCTAAAGTCATAGGTGCACTTATATTTCTAGGGCCTTGATTAATTTGATCTACAAGATCTATTTGAGCTTTATCATCCATCTCTGCCATAGATTTAAATTTAAAAGGTGAAGCATTAGATGCAGATACTATGCCTGTGTTAAAGATATTAGGTTCTGCTGCAGCGGCTTGACTCATTCTAAAAGGATTACTGATACTAGATATTCTTTCAGCAAGTGGAGTTGCTGCTCCTACAGTTCTTTCTATTGCACTTTTTAAAGGATTTTCTGCATCAATAGCCTGACCTATGTCGGATAAGCTAGGACCACTTGGAATTTCAATATCATCAACAATACCTCTATAAGGACCTGTACCTATATCAGATTGATCTACAGCTCTTCCTATACCCTGAATAACATCATAAGGAATGCTAGTAGCAGCTGTAAGACCTGGTGCATATATTTCTCCTAATATACTAAGAGGATTATTTCTAACTAAATCTGCAGTTGCTCTAATATTATAATCTCTTTGATTTGGAGCAGTAGATCTTATGTTTAAAAAATCCCCTTCGGGAAATAAAAAATCAGTTATTGCCATTATCTTCTTCCATCAGGTTGTGCATCTAATCTAAGTGTGCCATATCTCCATGACTCACCTACTGCAGTATTTTCTATTTGAACAGAAACTAATCTGCCTCTAGCTCTTGTATCCACCTTATCAGTAGTAGAAGTTATTGTAAAGGGTCCAAGCGGTGAGCTAACAGCTACGTCATCTGGATAGCTACTTACAAATAAAGTTACTTTAGCATTACCTGTTTGGTATTTAAAATCAGGTATAAATCGTTTAACTGACATAAAAAATTCTCCATCACCTCTATAGTCAACAACTCCTGTTGCTTGGCCCAAGGCGCTTTTACGTGAGGTAATATCCCAATCTCCAGATCTAATAAATGCATCTATAGAAGTTGTACCAGAGCTATTGACTTGATCAGTTCCTACTTCATGAGCGTAGTAAATACTAGCTCCATATAAATTTGTAATACCTAATATATCTGGGAATACAGGTGTTCCAGTTTTATTATATTCTGTTGCATAAGGAACATTAAATACTCCTTGATCTTGATATGTGGTTCTAGCTAGTGATGAAGTTGTCCAAACATTTTCTGAATAATTATAAGTTACACATCTATCAACTTGATTAGATGCATCTTTTGGATAGAACCAATTTATTTCTGTATATAAAGTATTAGGTGCAGAGTAAATAACATCTCTTGAATCTAAATTAATTCCTAAGTTATCTCCATCTGTACTAAATACAAAATCTTCTACAAGTGATGGTAATGATTTAACCGTACCATCATAAACAAAAAAACCACCTTCCGCTGACATCCACCATACAGCACCATTTGCATAAGACATAGCATGCTGACCAATACATCCACAGTTAGTACCTACTTGTCTAACAGAAAAAGTAAAAGGTGGACCAACAAATTGAATTACATAAGCTGCAACATCTGTTGATACAAAAATATAATCTTTACCTTGTATAGCTGCTCTAATTTCATTACCGCTGTCTAATCTGAATGTACCAGCCGTATTAGTAGCAGTAGGTGCATATGTATTTAAATCTTCTTGATTTGAAAATCTTACAAACATAGGGTCTTGTGTGGTAGGATCACCAATAGTTGTTTCTGTGCCCATGTGAAATAAATGTCTGTCTCTATCTGATACGATAGATATTCTAGTAGCTGTAGGGTTTGCAGTGGTTGGAAAGTTTGTTGTTGATTGTGAAGCTCTTATACCTCTAGCACCTGATGCTCCAGCGTTCCAAGTAAAAGTTTTACCATTAAATACTGTAGCAACTAATACTTCTCCAAAGTTATCAAGACTCCAGTTTCCTGGGTCAAGAATCACATCACTAGTTGCACTTTCAGTTCCCCATGTGCTAGATCCCCATAAGTCCGTACCCCAACCATAACCTGCAGTTTGAAAAGTAGGACCCACTTCAATATAAGGATTAACAGTTGCAGCTCCTGCCGCAGTCATACCTGTACCTCCTTCATTTCTAGAAGCTTGTATTGTAAACTTGTCTACATCAGGAACAGTTAATATTTCATAAACTTGTTGTAATTCTGCTGGTGTGTAATCTGAAGCACCCGTAACAGTTACACCAGATAATGTTATATACCTTCCTTTAGCTAAACCATGAGATCCTTTATTTATTGTTACAGTGTTTGAACCATTAACAGTTGTTATAGTGCATCCTGTAATCGCTGTGGCTAATGGTGTAATATCAAAAAAATCATTACCATAATATAAAAATAAACCTTGAGATGTACCAATAGCTGTATATTTTTCACCAGCAAAAGAGGTAAAAGAAATTTGTTTTCTAGCAGCTCCTGGTAGAGTTAAAGATGCAGCAGTTAATTGATTCCAACCGCCTATTTTTTCAGGTAGTCCATATCTAAATCTAACAAAATCTCCATCTGTCCACTGCCCTTCAGCACCAGATTCTGTGTCTTGTTTGTTAAAACCAGGCTTGAAATTTAATTTTTGTAGCATATAGTAGCTTATATATTAAAAATTTAGAGAATGAAAGATACAAAATGATAACAGAAATTGATACAAATATACCTCAATCTACAAATGATAGGGTTATTGATTCTTTAATGAATGCTGAAGGTTGGTATTTTGGAAAAGATCACATTAATAATAATTTTAAAAATCCTGATGCAGGGTTTACATTAATGACTTTTCAAGAGGGTAGAAACATTTGTGCAAATACAGATATTAATGCATTTGGATTATTTATTTTTGATATTGTTAGGGATAAATATCATCTTAAATTTAAAAGTATTAATAGAGTGTTTTGGAATTTTTATAATAAAAATAGTGTAATGAGTTATCATATAGATAGGCCTGAAGACATAGCATTTTCAATTGTTTACAATTTTAGTGATAATGATGGAGGAACAAGTTTTAAAGTAAAGGATGATGAAACAATATTTAAAAAATCTGTTGCTAGTCAAGCACTTGTATTTCCAAGTAAGTTGTTTCATAAAGGTATAGCACCTAAAAATGCTCCTAATAGAGCGGCGTTAAATATCGTAGCTTGGTTATAATTTTTATGATTAGTTTATTAACCAAAAATAATAAATTAAATGAAGTTAAAAATAGTTTAACTATTACTTATCCAAGAACCGTAAATATAATATATGGAAATTATCCTTATCCTCATGTAGTTCATAATTTTATATTAGATATAAAAAATAATTTAAATCCTGTTATGGAAAATTATACTAATGTAAAAGGAGGAATGACTAGTTGGGATCATTATGTAGATAATGATAATTTTAAAGGTTTTATAGCTTATTTAATAAATGTTCATCAGACTACTCATCCTGAAATTTTTGAATATTTTTTAGAAAAAAAAACTATTGAAAATGCATGGGGTAATGAAATAAAAAAAGGAGATAGTTTAAATTACCATACTCACTCTTGTTTACATGGTATATTATATTTAACAAAAGGAAGTGATTTAATTCTTCCTCAATTAAATTTAAAAATATCCCCTGAACCAGGTGACTATTATATATTTCCACCTGAAATATTACATGGTTTTGATATATCTAGTGAAGAACAAAATAGATATAGTTTGATATTTAACATATCAGAACAAGATACTTTTAAATTTAATAAAAAATTAAAGGAAAAAAATGATAGAAAAAACAGTTAATATAAATAATTTTATTGGCACATATGATAATTACATTACTAAAGAAGAATGTGACAAAGCTATTAAACTATACGAAAATCAAAATAAATTTAATAATACTGTTAATAGAATGGGTATGGAAAAAGCATCTATACTACAAAAACAAGATCAACAATTTTTTGCAAATGGTAATAATATAGATGTTTGGTGGGAAGATTTAAAATCTATGATGGTTAATTTAGATTTAGCTTTTAACCATTACATAGATAATACTGGAGCTAAAGAAGCTTATGGTGTTCCTTTTCATTTTACCACTTTAAAAATACAAAAAACTTTACCTACAGAAGGTTATCATGTTTGGCATATTGAACACAATAAAGGATTTGATAATGAACCTAGAGCTTTTGTTTTTTCTGTATATTTAAATGATGTAGAAGAAGGTGGTGAAACAGAATTCTTACATTTTTCAAAAAGAGTAAAACCTAAAACAGGTAGAATAGTTATATGGCCTGCTGCTTTTCCATATGTTCATAGAGGTAATCCTCCATTGTCAGGTGAAAAATATCTTTTAACTTCCTGGATGATGTTAAGGTGAAAAATGGATTTGATATAAGAATTATAGATAATTTTTTAGAAGAATCAAAATTAAAATATTTTAAAGAAAAACTTCCTTTATTACATTATACTGGGTTAGGAAATTATTTAGATAGTAACCCTAGTGGTCATGTATGGTTTTCATGTAATGCAGAAGATGAAGATAAAATATATTTAAATGATAAAGTTAATAAATTTATTAATAAAAAGCTTAAATTAGAAATGTGTTCTTACACATTAGTTTCAAAAAATAAACCTTTACCTCATTCTGATTTATGCAAAGAAAATGAATTTCAAGGTATTGTATATGTAAAAGGTAATGAAGAACTTAATAAAGGTACCGGTTTTTATATTAAAAATAATGATAACTATGAATTAAATACTCATATTGGTTTTAAAGAAAATAGGGCTATTTTTTGGAAAGCTAATGCTTGGCATGCTCCTTTGAATTGGGCAGCTAAAAACTCTATGAAAAGATATTCAATTATAATGCAGTTTACAGGTTATGATGAATAAGAAGTAGGTCTTGGTCCTAATCTAGAAATTTTATCTGCTTCGCTTTCACCTTCAACATTATCATTGTCCCAATCAGTTTGTATTGTAACTAAATGAGCTGCATCCCATTTATTAATAAATTGTTGAAGATCAAGTCCTTCATCAGCTAAAGAACAATGTGCTGTTCCATCTCTGTGTTCTACTTCATCAGAAACATTAGAAGTTCCTGCTTGAATAGCCCAAATATTTTGAAAATCTGTAGTAGCCCAAAAAGCATTATCATCAATGATGTAAGCGTTTCCAGCTCCATCACCTGTTTTTTTAACAATTTTTTTATCATCCATTATTATTGTCCAATTTGCATTTGTTGCCATATTTTCTCCTAAGTCTTAATTATATAAATTATTGTTAAATAAGGTTGTAACACTGATGTTGCATCTCCAGCAAAGTTTGCACTCATATTATGAGAGTGACCGCCGTCAGATCCTGTATTATTAGTTGATAAACTTCCAGGGTTAAAAGCTCTACTTTGAGGAGCTAATTTTGCACCTGATCTAATTACTCCAGGAGGAGAAGCACCATTTCCAGTTCCAGTTGCACTGTGTGAGTGAGAAGCAAGTTCTGATGTTGTTAAAGTGTGATTAGCTGTTGAACCAGCAACGTTTCCAGTTGATGTTACAGTGTTTGCTCCGCCAGTTGAAGCTAAAGCTTTGTTGTTAGATTTTCCAACTGCTACGTTGTCAGCTAAATTAGGTACGTTAAAAGTAGATGCACCATCTCCAGTTCCATAAGTTGTACTTACGATTGCAAATAATGCAGCATAAGTTGATCTTGAAACTGCTTGACCATTACATTCTAAAAAACCTGTTGGCACTGATGAAGAAGACCACGGCACAATAGTCGCTGTAGGAATTCCTTCGATACCTGTAAGGTTTGCTCCTGAAAAATCGTATTTTGTTGCTTCGTAATTTGACATATTATTTCTCCGTGTAAGTCCATCCTGTTGTAGCATCTCCTGAGAATACTAATGAAAAAGCTGCTCCTTGAGTATTAACTACAAGATCAGATGCTGCATTAGCTATATTAGAAGAATTTCTACCAACAGTCAATGCGTTACTATTAAAATCATAACCTTGGTCTACAAATGAAACCTCATCACCTGCAACGGGCGACGCTGGTAGAGTTATTGTAACTCCTCCACCATTTGTATTTACTAAAAGTTGAGCTCCAGCTTGAACTGTTTCAGCTGCAGATACTGCTCTCCATTTTCTATATTCATTTGCTTTTACAATATTTGTTCCATCAGAGTATAAAGTATAACAATTACCTTCACATAAAAGAACACCAGTACCTGATGCTGTTTTAAAAGTTAAAGTATTGTTGGCATGATTACAGCCATCAATTACTGTGTATACTTTTTCTATAGAGTCTGGAATACTAACTGTTAAGTTAGAAGCTAAAGTACCTGTTAATTTTATAACTTCATTTTTACCATTGGATACTGCACCATTAGTAAATGTTAAAGTTCTATTTGCGTTAGTTACGTTAAAAGTATCATAACCACCAATAGCTTGTTCTAAAATTAAAAGGTTAGTGTTTGTAATTTGTCCCCAAGTTCCAGAGTTTTCACCGGTTGCTTGTACTGTAAGTTTTAAACTTGCTGATGTTGAATTCGCCATATTAAATTCCTTATATCGTTTATTTTATAAAAATAAAGAGTTAGTGTCAAACTCTTTATGCAACGACTTCCCTCCATCCAGGAGGATCTATTGGAGCAGAACCGGTATTTACTTCGTTCCAGATAAGAGCATTAGCACTATTTAAGTTCATAGTCAATCCAAAACCATTAAAAGTTGCAGTAACATCAGTAAATGCAGTCGGGGAAGCAACCCTTGCTAATATTGCATCTCCAGTTGGAATAACAATTGTTCTTAAATCTACTGTTGTTGTACCTAAATTTGAGGACATTCCAAAACCTGTAGGAAGAGTTACTACATCACCTTGATGTCCTATTTGACCTAAAGATAAAAGACCTGCATTCCCTTGAATCATTGCATCAGGTGCAGGATCAACAGCACCTAAAGTTATTTGAGCTACGTTTAAAGTATTTGCAACAATAGTTGCATCACCAGTAATTTCTGTTGGAGTTCCTAAAGCTGCAGTCATTGCAATTCCAGAAACATCTGCTTGCACAGAACTTCCAGGCTCACCCCAATCATTGTCTCCCCAACCAAGTCTACCCCAACCTGCTAAGTTAAATGCTTCAACAGTACCAAGTCCCATAGTAGCACCAATACCTGTTAACATTGCATCAGGACCAGCATCTGCTGTACCTAAAGAATTTGTAAGTGCAAAACCTGTTAAATCAACTTCTGCTAAACCCGTAGCAGTTGCGCTATTTAAAGTATTTGTAAGTGGTAAACCTGTTGGAATTACAGTTACATCCCCCTGCATTCCTAAAGTACCTAAATTTCCTGATAAAGAATTACCTGTAGCAATAAGGGTGCCTGCTATACCCCATGCTTGCTTACCCCATTCAAGTCTTCCCCATCCTAAATTAATTTCTGTGTCAACAGTTGCAGTTCCAAGATTTGCAGAAAGAGCTTGACCTGTAGTTTGAATAGTAGGATCAGTTTGATCACCCCATTGATTAATGCCCCATGTACCAACGCTCCAAGTTTTACCTGTAGCAACATCCATGAGTCCACCCATTCCTATTCCATGCACATAACATAGGTAATAAAAATCAGGAGCTGATACATCTATTTCAACATACCTAGTGGTTGCCGCATTAAATGTAGTTGTGTTTATATAATTTGAAGAACTTGTTGGTGAGTCTAAATAATAAGTTACCCCTGAAGAAATAATTCCAGACGTGCTTGTGTTTGTAGAAAAAATTAAAGGATGATTGTCATTAGAGGCATCACTTTGTTCAAAACGTAAAGTTGATCCTCCAGCCCAAATAATATTACCTGGTCCAGATGAACTACGAGTGCCATCTATATAGTATACATTACCCGTACCTCCACCATACAAGTTACCACTTGCAACAGTGACTGTATAAGTTTTATCCGCCATAGGAGCTTCCTCCTATTAGCCCGATATTCTTAGTATCGCTGCTGTTGATGTTGGTGCTGGAAACTGAACTGTAAACGTACCTGAAGTAGCTGTTTTATCTCCTCCAAAATCTAAAACACAAACTGCAGAGTTAGTAGTTGCAGATGATGTGTTGTAAATTAAAGCTCCTCTTGCTGTCAACGTCACGTTTTGAAATGACAGGTCAGCAAAATCTGCTCTTGCAACACCTGCTGTCAAAGAAGTTGGGTTGTTAACAAGTGCACCACCGCCAGCTGAATAGTTACTTGATGTAACTTCATGAGTTGGTGAACTAGTTAATAGAGAAGTTG